CCATCTACAGTAAAGTCACCTGTGATGTGGAGGTTGCCATTGACAGTAAGAGATTCAGAACCCCCTGTCGGGTCAATAACTAATACGGAGGTAGGTGACCACGCGGACCCGGTCCAAAAGATAACGTTGCCAGTAGCAGCCCCGTCTTGGTCTATTTCTGAAAGTGGATGTGTATGTACTCCGGTTACGCTGGAGTTTAGGAATGTAAATATTTCTCCATCTCCGCCGAGATAGAGTTTACCGTCGAAAATGTTAGCCGATACCTGACCTATGGCCAGGGTGGCTGGATCTACTCCGGTGTCAGTTTCCCTGACAACACGGATCATTACCTCTTCGGTGGATCCGTCTACCCTGAGTATGTCTGCATCTGCTGCAGACCTTGCGCGCATCAGGTCAACTATGTTTCCCTTAACCTGTATGGGTGCAAATTCACTAGTGGAACCGTCTCCGGTATCCCTTACTAGAGTATAATCATCAGTACTTGGATCGAAGAATACAGGTAACTGAGTATAGGTATTAGCTGGTACTTTACCGTATAGTATATTAGCTGGCATTGATTACACCAATAAAAGCAAGCTCGCCCAACGAATCGAGCGAGCTTGAAACTATAGCCATGAGTTGCCGTGGGAGGAACACTCAGACACTCCCTACCGGGTATACCGGTTTAAGTGTGGCTTGTTAGATCAGTCGGTAGACTTTTCTTCCTTGCCGGCTTCTTCCTCTTCGGGAGCTCCTACTGGGGGGCCCTGTGCTGCTTGGGCTTCTGCTGCCATAGCCTGTGCACGGGATTGTACCATCTCCTGAAGGGCTTCAGGTTCTACTTCCAGTGAATCGACAGCAAACTTCTGCATCTCTGCGATGCGTCCATTGCATGCTACTATGTCATTTTCAGACTGTCGAAGCTGGGCTGCAGCCTGTTCCGTCTTCTGTTGGAATTGTGGTAGTGATCCGAATTGTAATTCAATGATTCGATCAACTATCTTAGCAACCGGATCTACTGGTTTGCTCTCTTCTGGCTTTGTTGTTTTACCTTTAGGCATTTCATGTCTCCTAGGTGTTTATTGTTCGGTTTATGTTATGGCAGGGCTTACAGCTGGTCTTCCCAGTTATCATCAATCCAGTTTTGCCATGATGAGTTTGTTAGTAAATTCCAATGACGTAGTTTAATATGAAATTCACCTTTTTTATGTTTCCACCATATAACAGAAGCAGTTCTCGCTCTGGTTACTAGGATACTCATGTACCAGAACCGATGAACGTAACTACTTGTCCAATACTCCCGCAATATAGGTAGATCTTTGATAGGTCGTCTATTACTATCGGGATTGATTCTCCGGCGGATAGTTCGTAACCAGCATCCAATACTAAAGGATCAGCTAGTATATATACTTCTACGCTGTTATCAGATGCGGCGCGTACGAATACTTGTTTCACTTCTACGCTTTCCGCGGCCAGGGCTGTCGCGGCATTCTGTGGTATAGTTACTTTGCCGGTATAAAGTTCAGTCTCTGATCCTACACTAGAGATTATCTGGTGAGGTATGTGGACCCCGCCCTCTTCCGATGTCTTCATCTTTAACCCCTTACCCGGGGTTACTGGTACATTGGATTCTCTCAGGGCCATTAGATTTATTTACCTTGCTTTGTAGCTGTCTGGCTATTAACGAATGCTCCACATCGTGGGCATCTAGTCGTTAAATCTGTTTCTGGTGAAACCTTGGCCAGTAGCTTATTACAAACCACGTCGTGTCCGGCGCGTTCGCTCTTTTTAGGATCGACAGCGTAGCATCGGAATTCTCCCATACTAGTAGGTGCGTGGTTACCGTGGTTAGAGATTGATTTACAATTACGTTGGCTGCATTTCGTCTGGATGAAATAGTCAGACTCGGGATCATACTTGCCGAGCAGGGAATTGCACGGTGGCGCACATCTCAGCTCTTCTAGTTTCTTTCGTGGCTGTTTACTCATAGGTTATTCATCTTCTTTATTAGTCTTTAGCTTGGTTTGGTTTTGATGCTGATTTACCGTACTGGTTTTCAGGTTGATTACTATTAGCAGCTGCGTTCTCTGCTGCTTTCTTGTCATTGTATTCAGTGATCATTCGTGAATGGAGTTTTTCCCAGTCGGCATCAGCTAGAATGTCATACCCGAGCTCTACACGAGCCTCGTCGTGTGTTATTAGATCTCCGTTCCAAAGAGTCATGATGTGGTTCTCTTTGGCCATCTTATTGGCTAGATCTATTTCAGGAATATGCAGGTGTACCCAGTCTTCTTCTCTGAGTGTGTGCTCCGTCCATCCTGCTTCGTATAGAAGTTCTTTGATTAATTCGAGCATTCCAGATTTGATTATCTGCTGGAACTTGATAGAGGTGGTTTGCATCTCGGACTGCATAGTCTGAGCAGTGTTACGATTTGCAGTTCCGCCCTCTCCCATGGATACGCCGGATAGGCCCAGGCCTCCGCGTATACGATCGGTCCAGTATTTAAGTAACGGAGTCATGTCCATTACCTGGTCACCACTGGAGATGTTGACAACCTTCGCTCTACCTGACGTCGTTAGTACGGCATCTGCTGGTAGTAAATCTAGGTCGTTAGCTAATTGGCTTACTTCGGGATCTGTTCCCGGGCGTTCGATGTTTCCTACCGTTGCGTGATACCGAGGAGTTGAAAACTTGATACCCTGGACTATTGAGAGCTCTTCCATCTCACGGAGAGCTTTAATATCAGGTATAACAGGAACTACCATGGGCATGGCGAAGAAGTTGATCGGAGAAGTAGCCGTACGATCTTGCACGTGGTTTACATCACGGTATCCCCAGCTCTTAGTCTTACCCCTGATCCTGTATGCCCATACGTCGTCGGGCATCTGTTTCCAGCGTTTGACATTACCATACTCGTCTCTCTTGACCCACATGATGGTTGGATCTGCTATATAAAGACCGGCTATGGGATTTAGTACTGCTCCGTCGAAGGTAGTACGTCGTTTACCGCCTGATGATTTGAGATTACGTTTCTTGATTACCAGAGTGTTGGCGTATGTTACCAATGAGAACGCGTACTCCTGCATGAGGGTAAGGGTGGGTTTCCTGGTAACCATGGCTATCTGATTGAAACGTTTCTTGATGTATTCTACTGTTTGGGGATTACGACCTACGAAACTGAACCCATTTTTCCATATCTGTTCTACGTACTTTTCTACGGAACGACGGAATACGGCTTCAGTCTGTAGCACTTCGGCTACTTCTTTGAAGTCCCATTCGGGAGCTGTGAAGCTGTCGCGTGAGTCGTATCCCAATGCTTTAAATATTTGACTCTTGAGTGTGGCGTATACTGCCGCTATGGATAATGAATGCGACTTACCTCTAGCGCTCTTACCTTTGGCATCTATTATGTCAAGTCGGTCATTGATATATCTTTGAATGGTCGAGTCGATATAGTTATCTGTATCGGCTTGGGTACGTTTTCTCGTAAACCCTAATCCACCAAAAATGCTGCTGCGTTTGTCAGCCATTATAACTCCAGGTCGACTTCTTTTAGAATAGCGCCAATGATGCCAGCTTCGGTGCTGCTTAGTTTTTCTTTACACGTTCCTTTTCGGTTCGTGTTAACTGCGTCTTGCGCGTCGGAGGCGGACATGTCGAAATAGGTGACGAAGAAGTTAGTCAACTCATCATCCGTAGGTCCGTAGATAACTCTAAGTCCTGACCCGCCTGATTCATCAGCATTGGCATCGTTACCCGATAGTCTGAGGAAATTGGCAAAGATGTCATCCGTATCTGACCCGGATTCACCTTGCTGGGTTTGACCTTGATCTTGGTTCTGATCTCCATCCTGTCCCGGGTAGTATGACGTGGTAGGTATGATGATCGAATCTGCTGGATCATTACTGGTATCTCCTTCGAGGTTATTACCCTCTGAATTAGGTATGTCAGTGTATCCGGCATTGGCACATAATTCTCCACTACGTACCGCACTGCGGATAGAACGTAGTACGTATAGTATGCCCTGTAGGAAATTTATATCTGCCTGTTGGCCTTCTGGTATTAGGAATGAAAATAGATCTGTATCGACAATTGGATCCCGTTGTGGTAACCTTCGTGTAAGGTCTGTAAGGGTTTCGCGAGTTTCCTTGATGATCCTATCTATTAACTTACGTAGCATGTTCTCTAGTGCGAAACATCTAATGGTAGTGCCTACTATCTTGTTAGCATTACCTTTCTTAACTAGATCCCGATAATATGCAGATAGTTGATTCAGTGCTCTTAGCATGAAGTATTGAACTAATGCAACTAGGGTTGACACTCCCGCCTGGATGGCCAGTTCCGTGATTATCTTTGAAAGGTTTAAAAGTAAATCCCATAGGTCATCCAGAGATGGAGCTGCCGGAGCTCCTACGAGTAGTATAATTATATCTATTAAGATGGTTATTTTGAGTAGGAAACTATCCACTGATTCAAATGCGGACTTATCTCCGATGTCATACTTGGCATTAGCTCCTAGGGCTTGTATGATGCAACATGCTATCTGTGACAGATCGTTGCTACCGTTGGATGTGAGGAACTCATCGATTTGGTTATAACGACTGAGTATGGCATTAGTAGTCTGTCCTACCATACCTGGTGCTGCCCTAAGCATCAATCCTGCGTCTTGAGGCATGAAATGAAATCTAGCTGGTTTGCCTTGGAGAGCGAGTACGGCTGCCATCGTTGGAGATATCCCATCCTCGAATTGAGCCCATTCGTTTGCTGTCTGTTGCTCACTAGCCTTTGGCATTGGTAGTGTGGCTACCTTTATCCAAATTGGGTTGTTCCTAATAATGTCCTGACGCTCTGATATCATATTGCTAAGATCGGACTTCTCCTGTACACGTATTACTCTATCTGAGTCCTGGCTGGACGAGTTACCTTCGTCTGCTGATATTCTTTGCTTTTGGGCTTCGATAAAGGAATCTATTTCATCTACGGTTTGGTTTACTTCCGAGATCTCTATTATACGTAGTAAGTACGGAGCTGGTATTACATAATTCAAGTCTATCTTTTTGTCGATAAACGGTATGGTCGCTCCCTCCTGGGACACGCCCAAGAAGAGATGTGTGCCGCCATCTAAAGCTTCACGTAATGCTTCGATGTTCATAGCGTCGGCATCTTCTGCCATCATGACTATCCATCCGTTACGTAGTAATCGTAGTCTCTCTTCTAGATCACTAGGATTTGGAAAATTAACAACTGTATAGCGACGACTGGGATCGAAGAACATATCTGCCACTGAAGCTCCGGACTGTGGAGTTATGAGGCTGGAGATGTGACGAGTGAGATCCTCTATCTGTCTTTCTATTTGCTGGACACCTGGGTCGTTATCGACGGCCGCATTGGCAGCTCGTTCTAGGTCTGCTGCTGTGGTACTTGCTGCTACTAGGTCGACCATTAAAGTCCTCGTCTCTTGTTAATACGTCCGCGTACTGCACCGCGGCTTATGTGTTCTGACATCTTTCGCCTTCCGGGTAGTGTTTCTGAATCAGGCGGTTCTCCTGGTCCGGCATACTTCCCCATATAATTGTGTGTCACTCCATCTCTACTCGTAGAACTTTTCACAGAGACTCCCTTCTTCTTAGGGCTACCAGGGGCCCTGTTGATGTGGGACTTAGGGGTGATGTTATCAGAAGCAAACTCTGCGTGGACTGCATTGGCCCAGTGCATCAATAGATCTTTGTTTAGTAGGAATGCATGAAGTCCGAGGATCCAGGCATCTAACCTATGGTCATTGCCCTTTGAATAAACTTCACCCTTATCTCCGATACGTTCTACTCGGTAGTCGCGCATCTGGCCGATAAGACGGTATTGATCATTCTCTACAATCTTATAGCTCTGTGGTATGTCCGCACTTTGTGGCCAGTCTGCCGGCAACGCTACCGCGGGTATACACATGTTGTTACCTTCTAGATAACGAACAGAGTTACGTACCATTACATTCTTGGTCTTAGACTTGGTAGGTATGTTAGTAGTTGGATCTATGATTTCGAATGGAACTGCGAAGTCTACGGATTCCATCTTAGGAAGCATGTCTATTAATCCTGGGCATTTCTTTCCACTGGCAGTGACGCCTCTTTGAATAGATACCCTCAGGAGCTCGTAGTTGGTGTAGCCATGGCCACGATCGAAGCAGGCGTATGCGAGTGGTACCTTCTTCATCCAATCGAGTATCTCGTCGATGGCTGTAATGTTGGTGTAGTCAACTGCATCTATGGTGAATGTACGGAAGATGCGCCACTTATGCTGCACTCTCGTGTGCTTCACGTCTATCTTATCCATCTTAGGATTGTATTTATACATCTTCACAGGTTCTATCAACCATTCCATGATAACTCCCTGGACTCCGGAGGATGCTTCATTCCAGTCAACACCCAGTGTGTAGTAGTTATTTGGATTGTATTCTAATTGGTCATACTCGTATGCGTACATAGCCTGATCTACTAGGTCATGTCTGTACACACCTTCCGCAGATTCACCGAACTCTGCTAAGTACTCGTGATCATACTGTGACTTAGTGGTCGTACCTCTAGCGAACGCCTCATTCTGTTGCGTCCATTCAGGTGAGTAGGATGACGGATAGTGATGTTCTTCGAACTTGTATTCCTTGAGGTTGTTACATACCTTCCAGAAGAATTCACGCCGTCCCGATGGCGTCGATGACATTACTACCTCTGTGGTTCTCCACGTGGTAGCTACAGGCCAGACAGCTTCCATAAGCGCTTTCTGATCGGCAAAGTCGATCTCATCCATGATGAGCATGTGAGCTGAGTTATGAACCAGGAACCCCCCGTCGGCCATTCCACTTGCGGAGAATCCACTTTTAGCCGGATCCATGTCAGGTTCGAATGCGACAAAGTTGTGGTTGTCTTCTACCTCGAGATCCCAGGTAGGAAGTTGTCCTATGATTTTTATACGATTTACCCTGCCAAACCTAAGACCGGTAGATACTGTGTTGATAGCTACGTAGTCTGCATTATCTTCACTCTCCATGGCAGATACTATATCATTAAGTTCTGTCCATCCTCTCCCGTGAGAGAGATAAAACTTATGCCCCTCCGTCGCTCTAATGATTCTATCAGACGTAGTGCTGAGTTCGAATACTTCTCGGATACCATTGTTATGCAAAGCTACTACTGGTTTCATCTCGGTTTCACCAGTTTCCATGTTAACTGTCATTACCAGCTCACCTGGTTTTAGCTCTTCGATAGCTTTATTCTGCTGAGCCTCTACCATTACTCTGGTTCCAGATGCTAAGCATTTACCACGAACAGTATTGTTGGCCACCATACCGCGAACTAGAGATCCGTTTCTAAACCAGATCTCGAATGGGCGCTGACGGGTACGATTTATCGACGGTCCTACGAGGGGGGATCCCTCTGCCATACGGAGCATTTGTTCAAAGATTTCCTGTACCTGTGCATCATACGCGGCTACTATTAGTACCTGGCGTTGTTTGTAAGTCATGGCCTGGAATAGAGCTATAATTCCTAGTACAGCTGTTTTTCCTGTATTGTGTGAAATTATATCACTACCGATAAAGGTTTCCGTATTGTGTACGTGTAGGTCTACTGTCTGAGTCTTCCCGCTGGGGGTAACGGACTTGACTGGTTCCCATAGTACATCACAGGACAGTGCTGAGTATATACTATGGCTGTCTAAAGTCTTTGCTATTTTTGCAACTTTATCTATTCCATGGGCTGTGCCTTTTCTGATAAGCCCGCGAGGTACCGCGATGCGCATTCCAGGCTGTATATCTTTGGCTTCGATCCAATTAGGCCCATTGTTGGTATAAACTAGGAATGGATGATCAAGTGAGACTTGTTGTCTTTTCCCACTTATTGTTTCTAGTTTTACAGTTTCTACTTCTCCATTAGAGGAAACATCGTAGTCTATTGTCTCCTCTATGGTATAGGTGTCTGTATTTAATGTCCATATAGGAGGATGCTCCGTTAAGAGATCTTCGAACAGATAAGGTCCGTGGGGGGTATATATTGTATCCGCGGCGGCAACGCAGCGACGTCCCATACGTAATACACGGCGCTGACTCTGGTCTTTTAATACATTACGCTGATACCATCTAAGTTTTAGCTGCTGGGTAGGAGTAGTAGGATCCTGTAGAAACGTCTCAGCCCAGATGTCTGGGTTGTCTATTAGTACTTTTAGTTCATCCTCGGTAAATGAGGATAATGGATCTACTTGGTTGTTTGGCATAGGAAGTTCTTTTCGAGTAAGTTTCCGTGGGAGCTATGGACTTCGTACGCGGGTACCACGAATGAACTACTAAACTCGTAGATCTGGCCCGCGTGCCATGTCTGATTGGTAGGAGGTATTCCCCCTTGAATGTATATGGCAGCCCTGTTAGTCGATGCTCCCTTCGTGGAGTAAGAGTAGACACCTAGCCTGGAGAGTAGATGAAATAGTCTATTACGAGACAGGCTGTCACTTAGCCGTAGTTTAGAGCTAGTATAGTATTTATGCTTGAGTAGGTCTCCCAGTACGGTCTCATTTAGTTCACCTAAATATGAAGATACATCCTCTGGGTACTCTGGGTCTGCGAACCAACTACGTTTAACCGTGCGTACCCAGTGCATATCCCTGTCTTCGTCTCCGAAGTGTTTGAATAATCCTAGTTCCGCGATTGGTTTCTCTACGTTCGACATCACTGAGTCTTTATCTCGAGTAGTGTGTGACACGCTCGATAGGTCTAGCCAGTTCCCGTCTTCTTGTAGTATAGATGAATCTGCTGAAATATCCAGTACGCGACCTGTATGTGAGCGGAGGCGGTATATCTTCTGCTCCCCTACTGCCGTGGCTGTTATGTCGGTATGGACAAATTCACCATCTAGGTATGCCCATCCTTTGTATGTCTTATCTGTAAGTCTTGATACTGGACGAAAGCTGCCATCAGCCAGAACTATATCTGTCTTATAGCTGACTATCATCTGTGCATATTCCGGCCTTCGTTCCCAAACATACGCTGTGACGGATTGACTTTGGCTCCATAAATAGCCTTTATCGCACGTTGCCGTTCTGTTTGAGCGCCCTGGCTCATGTAGACTGGGTTCATTCTTCCCGATCCTAAATCTAATCTCTGTGCTTGCATTGCCTGGTCTACACCATATGCAAGTCCGGCTGCGCCACCTTCTAGTAATTTACCACCGCCATATATAGCGGCGTTCCCTGCCATTGCTGTTATCATTACCAGGTTGACCATGTTAATTCCCATGGCTATCTTCCCGCCTTTTAAGAACGCCGGGGATGCTGCGCCTTTAAGAGATAGGAATCTATGTGTTCCCTGCCCTACTGTCTTTTCGACTATCTTAAAATTAGATAGTACATCGTCTAAATCACGTCCTGCTGCTCCCGCCATGAATCTAAATATCTTACTCTTCGATATATTCTCTAGCAGAGTATAAGCGGATCCTATGCCTTTGGACCCGACACCGCTAAGTTTGGAAGCTATGGCTTTCATACCAGGCTTTGCGCTGGTACCTTTGGCTTTAGTAATCCCAGCTATGAAGGCGTCTTTGGAGACACCTTTCTTTATAGCTTCCTGCATGGTATACATAGAATACTTGTTGCCTATTTTCAACGGGGCTTTGACGTTGCTAATACCAACTTCGTTAAATATCTTTAAAACACTCTTGGATAGTAATTCGTTATTGCCTAGAGTATTGAAGTACCCCGGGATACCGGCTGCGAGGTTACCGAATAACCCACTAACTCCGAGTTGTCTAATACTAGCAGCTCCTACTGCGAATGAACTTTTAGCTCCAGCCTTGACACTGAGACGTGCTGCAGCTTCTATGACTGGTAGCATGAGACCACCTGCCGTGAGCATATCTTTAGGTTTTTCTATACCACGTAATAGTGACTTATATCCAAACATACCAGTAAAGGTTCCACCCTTACTACCTAAGAATCCAACGCCACTACCTATAAGCGCAGACGTGGCTATATTAGGGAACAGGATTTCCCCTGCCATGTTAACCCCAGAGCCGGCGCTGACTGCCGCGTTGGCGGCTAAGGCTGCGGTTGACACTCCCAGGGATGGGAGTACTGAACTACTCTTTAGTATGTTCTTGGCTATTTCCATTAGATAAATGACTTATGTTTAGTTCTGTGCATTGCTAGTACTAGATCACCGCCGGCTGCATTGGGGTTGGGAGCCATGCGTCGACCTAACGTAGGTTGGGTCCAAGTACGCGAACCAGATCCTACTCTCATGCGACGAAGGTTTGGTCTACCTACCCCTCGCATACCTAATGTATCTCTTAATATGGCACTGGTAGTCTTGGCGTAGTCTCCCATGACATTGACGGACTTGTTAGTCCCGTACACCATACCGGCTGCTCCGCCTCCTACTGCAGTGGCAGCTGTTACAGCCATCTGTCTTCCCTTGGACATGGTGGATCCGACCATCATTCTCCTGGCCATTCTGGTACTTACTCCGCCTGTGAATAGTCCCATTGTTACTGCGGACGCTATGGCTAGTCCCCTTACACCGGGTGTATCGGCTATTTTTGATACTCCGGACATGAAGTTACTTGCCGGGGATGTGGCTCTTATGTTACTCATGAAGGACGGGTCTTTGCCCACCGTGAATTGCTCAGCGAGGCTCATCGTGAAATCACTACCCATGGTGTGTGACCTGGATGGCATAAATACTCTAGCAGCCCCGTATACTGCAAGTCCAGCTCCTAGTACGCCTCCCATTCTACGAAACCCTGGGCTGTTGCGCCAGTTACTGGCTATAGTTTTACCTATGTTACCTATCTGACTCCACGCTTTGCTTGGTCTACGCCCTGCTCTGGCTGCCTTATAGGCTTCTTTTGGATTTAACGGCATTATGATTCCTTATCTGGCTTCGGTATTTCCGAAACCTCTGCATCTTCCGCATTCTTAATGGGGTCGGTGAGACGTGAACGCAGGTCTGATAGACTTGTGCTCTCGTCCTTACCAGCTTCCGTCTGGAATTTCAGACGCATCTCGCGGGTTAGCAGTAGATCCTTACGGATCTTATCTTTACGCTTCTGTGAGCGCAGGAGAATCTCATGAGCTACGTTAAGACGTTTCTCATAGAATGCAGTACCAGACTTCTGATCTACAGCTGTTACTGATTCCTGTGTTTCTCCTTCGAGACTTAATAGACGACGTGCACGGCGTTCTCGCACCATGGCGTCTACGTAGTCCTGGAGCATATCCCATTCGACATAATTTTCCGTGTCGATGGCCATGTCCTTGGCTAATTGGGGAGCAGCCGTCTCGATGAACATTATCTCATCTGGACATAGTATCCCCGGTTTAGTTAGATCTAATTTATAAAACACACAAACAGAGCTGTACTCGCAGTTACCTTCTTCGCACTTTCGTGGAATGGTGGCAGATAGTGAGTTCACGCCCTTGTTAGTGGCTTGCATTATTGCCGTGACTTCTTCGTTGGTGAGATTCATTCCCTTGGCTATTTCCTTGGGGAATGCTTCTAACACCCTACGAATGGAATCACCCAACTCAACAAGATGATTGCTGGGTTGGGTGTTCTGTTCTATGGCAGAGGACTTTTCTTTATGTTCTTTATCCGGCATACTTTCTACCGTTGTGGACTGTCTCGCCGTTTACGGTTTTAATGAACTGAGGCATTACTTCGAGATGGTCCGGTGTGGGCCACCACAGCTCTGCGAATACTCCGCCCTGTTGCCAGTTCGGGTTCCCAGTGATGTAGGTCGCCAGTTCCGTCTTAAACAGATGACCACATTCTATGAATGTATATGACTTCTGTTCGCGGTATGTATGGGTGAACATTCCCATTCGGTGGGTATGGCCCATGGCGCCGTCGCACATGCTCTTCTCATGTTGTGCTTTAGCAGTGTAACCGGCGTACTTGCGTACTATTTCTCCGTGTGTGAATTGAAATCCACGGTAGAGATAATCGTACTCGTGGTACTGGATGTTCATCGTATCCAGTTCCAGGTAATCGGTAAATGAATCATGACCGAGAAGGTTGTAGAACTCCGGAGAGTGCTTTCTGAGATGCTTATTCCAGCGGTTCTCGTGGTTACCTTTGATCATGTGAATCTCTTGCGTAGGGAAAGCTGCGCGGATAGAGGCTAGCGCTTCTCGCCCGTAGTAGAGTTCGTCTACGAGAGCGTTGGCTTCTTTGATACTTTTATCGAAGAAGGAGATCCCATAGAAGTCAAGCAGATCACCAAGCTGTACGACTAGATCGGGTTTCCAATCCTGTCCTGCAGCCAAGAGGGCGTTGAGTGCTCTCTCATCATGGTATGGCACATGCATGTCGGGGATAATCATAACCTTGACATAATCCTGGTTACTAAGAGTCAGTTTCGACTTGATGTTCTTCCGTGCTTGTGTTATCTTACCGCCCTGTTTTGCTGAGCGAAAGGTCTGATAGAGTGTTGGTTCTGATTGTTCAGTACCGAACTTCTTGTTGAATTTAGCAGTTCGTTTGCCCCAACTGTGGTCGGGGTCTTTCTTCACATATTCATCTAACCAGATGTAATGTTCGTCTTTGTACTGAAAGTAAGTTCTAGGCATTGATAATTGTTCCTAAGTTAAAGCTATCCGTTAGCTTCGTCCAGAACTGTTTGACCTTGAACCAATCGTATTTAAGAGCAGTCGATCGGAGGTTATCCGGGGCATAGGTGCCCTCGTATGCTCTCTTAAGTCCGTCAGCGCTGTGCTTCGTATCTGGCATTACCCATTCTACGTGAGTTCCTGGTTTCAGGATAGTCATAAGCGGCTGTGTTTCGAATAGTACTTCATCTCCCCATTCGTGAGAAGTAGGAAAGAGTGGTGTTACTACCGGAACTGATGCAGATACTGCTTGCATCGCTGCGGTATTCCAGCTCTCGGCTGACGACATGGATAGGTATACGTCTGCGATCGAGAACAAGCTATTGAGTTCTTTATCGTCAAGATGGAAGTCTGGATTATACTGGTAGTGAATGTACGCCCAGTCCCAGGCTTTATACTTGTCGACGAGATGACTCAAGTGCCAGCCTCTGTAGACATCGGCGGGTACATGTAGGATCAAACGAACGTCACGTTTATCCAAACCAGGAGTTTCATGTCTCATCTGGTCTACCGCCTCAAATAGTAAAGGGATGTTCTTGCGCTCTGTATTACGGGCGATCGATAGAATGTTGAATGTATCGGAAAGATCCTCAATGTCGAGGGAATATCCCCCGTCTTTGGTTATCTTAACGAGATTGGTTCGATTGGTGCGTGTTAAACGATCGGCAGCCTCTGTTGGTAATTGTACGAAAGTATCTGTATCTATACCTTCGGGGATTACCAGTGCTGATGCATCACTGCCGAACCTACGAATGAGTTCCTTATTTGCTGCTTCTGAGTTTGTAACGATGGCGTCTGCCGATGCCAGAAGCGTTCTAATGCTGGCATCATCAGCCCCGCCGAAGCTAACTTCTGGTAGGCTAGTGCCTTCCATCGTGACGTAATGTACATGTTTGAAAGAACGTCGCAATGGGCTTGCTGTTACAGCTACTCCGGCTTGATAGGAGCCTAACGTGATGACTAGGTCGGGCTTCTGACTGGCTGCTGAAAACGTAAAGGTTTGGGTTGCGTGGAGGTCTTCCTCCATGAGGCGGCCTTTCTGGCATGGGACTTCTTTCTCCCATGGCACCATCTGGCCTTCTTTGTAAATAAGATAACCGAGTTGATGGCCGTTCTGGTATTCCAGTACCGGACCTTGCGCCTGGCAGCACTGGGAGTGATCCTTAAGTGTGCTAAAGGTTTCACCTAACTCTGCGTTGAAAGCGGTGTATTCGTGACCTAACGCTATGTGCGCTACGGTGTTACCTGATGAACGGAACATCTTCACTAGGTCTCTCGTGAGTCGGCTCTCTCCGTAATGGTTTGATGCCGATGGAGCTACGATTAAAATCTTCATTTAGTCCTCTTGATTTCTTCGTTAAGAATCTGGTTGGCGAGCTCTGCATTCTCTTCAACCAGCTTTTCGCAAACTCTAAGGGAAAAGTTACATCCGATTCCTCGGAGAGTTCGTATCTTCAAAAACGCCTGCCAGTACTTGTTATGTCTCAGGTATTCGGGTGCAATTTCATATAGGAAAAAGCGCTCGAACTTATCCAAGACATCAGTGCTGATACTTTTCTGGGATGATGAAAGACTCATCACCGTCGTACTCTACGTCTGCGTCGTACATCTGACGGTTCTCGAAGTTCTGCCGTTCGGCATATATCCAAGGTCCGCTTACTTCTGAGAAGTACATACTGGCTCGTTTTGTGTGTATAGGGTTATGCATTACCAATTGACTTTGGTAAGCCCTGTCTGATTCTCCTACTGCTACTAGGTAGTATTTCTCATACTGCTTATCTAGTATGATTTGAAATACCAAATCATCCTCATCCATTAGTTTCTTGAGATCGTCAGGAACACAATGGAATATTTCTGGTGTGTAATCCTCACCGCCCTCTAGGAAGGATCGTGCTATTATCTCCAGTGGCTTAGGGAGATCACTTACGGTTTTAAGCTGTTCCATATGATATGACCTCATTTAGTGCTTTTTCTTCTTCTTCTGTTAGTTCGGTTATGAAGAAGTGTGTCTCTGTAATTCCAGATGGATCGATACGGTCGTGTATCTCCACCGTAATTTGGTTGACATCCAATAGCTGACTCTGATCGGCTTCCGAAGTCATCTTATAATACTTTTCTAATATAGGAGGTGTGTGGCTGACAGGGATGAATTCCCCGGCGTCGTTATCCTGGTTGAATGTAATAGACTGTTTCAAGTCCTTGGCTTTTTTAATAAGCCGTAGGTATTCATCCTCTAATACTCTGAACAGGGTAAGTTCTACTCTTACTGGCTTACCGTCCAGCATTCTAATAATGATCATTAACTATCTTCCTTGCCTACCCAGGATACTTTTATCTTGGTCTCCATGGTATAGACACGTCCACACTTCAAGCACGTGGCTTGACTGTGGTCGAAAAGTTCTACCTCTTCCGTGCATATGCATATCAGAGTAACTTTTTGTTCATTGTATTCAAATTGATGTTTACCTTCGAATTCAACTTCGATGTCATCTATCCATGTCCTTGAAAGCAAAGGATTAATGTCACCGTCCGTGTCCCCGGCTAATAGCTCTTGGGATGTTACTTCTACGACTGTATCAGGTTTTTCCATCGTTCCTTATTACCTCCGTAATACCTTATTCTGTATATTGGATTTTGTTTAGAGTCTAATTCAAGTTCATCAACTGCTTCACCTACTGTTATGTCACTCCCGCCTATGGTATCTTCCATGGGTCCAAAGTCTGACGTATCTAGTAGGAACTGAGAAGATGATGCAAACTGGTCATCCGTGTAGGCCATTATAAGACCTGTGAGTACCGTTGCCCAGTCTGGTATAGTGGATTCTGTGTCTAGGGCGGATTGCCCCGCTGCGGCACTACGTATGCGCACGAAGTTCAATACCGTAGAGGATGCTTCTGCGCAAGTACTGACGTTATCTCCACGTTGGTAGATGGGTTCCCCAAATGCCTCTCCCATTTCTTCCCAGATAGTTCCGTCGTCCTCGTCCTCGTCTGGGTACATATCTAATGCGTATTGCTCACAATCTGCCCCTCCGCTCATGGCACATTGCTGCCGTGCCGCTAGACGTCTGAACATTCGGACTACTTTCTTTACGAATCCTGCTACTATTGGGACGTTTCTAAATCTGTTGAAGAAATCACCACAAGCGGTAAAGAAGAAGAACAGTAACATTGCCCATAGCATTTGCAATAAAGTAAATTGCAATGCATCGGATACCCCCTCCATTACGCTGTCTATTGGTTTGGGGTCCGTAATCCTATCTGTAAAGTCATCTAAGTCGTCACCGAGGTTGTCCATCCAACTGCCATCTGCCATCTCGTCACAGCTCTGTGGTCTTCTGTCTCCGAAGTGGTTTACGAGATATTCGCCGTTGTCTCCAACTTGACCGTTGATGGCTGCCACTGGATCGTATCCAAGTGCTGCCGTTGGTACATTACGGTATATTGAATATGACTTCGCTATGTCAGCCCATGTCAAACTGTTTGGGTTACCTGATATCCTCTGTAGGGCTCTGGCTAGCAGCGGGTTGTCAGCCGGATCTATGTCTACGGAGAAGTCAGCTAGTGATTCTTCTAGCTTCTTTCTGATTGAGTCACGTAGTCGTTTAGCCATGAGCATTTTATATAGATGCCTCTTAGCTAAGTCTTCCGCTACGCTACGTAAGTATGTGTCTATTTTTCCTTTGGATTCCTCAGAGGTAGACAATACCCTAGTATCGCCTTTGGTCTCTTTAGGCCGATACTTGGCATCAAATATTGATTCTAGTTTATTACGGTCACTCATTCTAGTTCACCCTCTGCCAGGTACTTTAGTAATAACTCATATAAGGTGGATTCACTAGCCGCCCTGGGCAGCTGTAGAAGATCTTCCCACATTAGGTCGTGGTTAGGATTTTGAGTATCCCGGGTTATTCGTATGGCCGGGAACTTTAAGTACGGAGTTGGTCGTTTCTTTAGATAGGTCTTCATTCCGTACGGCAAGGACTTGGGGTCTTCTACTTCTAGCTCTAGGAATGAGAGCCATTGAATAGTAGTTACTATATCGCTCTGTTGTCGGAATATTCCTAGTAGTTTATCCAAAAAGGACAGTCTATCTACTCCTGGGAAGTAATCTATTTCTATTGATCTGTGGGTTTCAGTAACCCCGTCAAAGTGTTTAATTCTTATCATATCACCTCATGTTATGGCATACAGAAAAGCCCAGCAGGGGGAAACCGGGCTTCGTCTGTGTGGGAGCGGGAACTCCCTGGGGGTGCAGGATAAATCATTTGAGCTCGTCGCCACGTCCTGCTTCGTTTACGGCGTCTTCCCATGTGTCGAAGAACTTCTTAGCTGCCTTCAGTAAGGCCTCGTCCTCAGCTCTGACCACGGAGTAATTGACGTCGTCTAGTCGACGAATAGTGGATAGTACTAGGTACTTATCCCATCTTCGGTTGGTTCTTCGTTTTCTTTGCATGAGTCCGATATCTCCGTTAGCCAATTCGTAAGAACCTCAGTATCGGGCTTAAGCCGGTCAGCGTAGGCTTGGCATACCTCTTGACTGGCCTTTTCTAACTTGCTATAGAATTCCTGATCCTCTAGGAGTTTCTGCAAAGTACTGGTCAGTTGTGTCAGGTCTGGCATATCCCAAGACATAGTCTTCGGGTCCAGGGCTAATTCTGGATACGGAAGTACTGGTTCACCTGAATTAACTGGAACGTTAATGAGACCACCGAGTTGCTTGTATCCTGTACTCACTACGGGAATACCTGCTGATACCGCATTTTTCACATGTATAGCAAATGGATCGTCCATAGAGAAGGACACGAATGCGTGTGCGTTCTGTAACAGACCTTGCCGAACTATAGGCATCTCTGTTCCGTCGAACAGTTGAATAGATGGATACGTTTCGCCTCGGAAATTGAGTTCCCTCTTGGCCGCTTTAATGACGTCTATGGGCGATCCATCTGCTCCGGCTAGTGGTCCGTTGGTGGACAACACTAGTGTATATTTATCTAACGACTTCTCAGGTACGGCGTTGTAGTAGGCCTTTACGAGTGGGGCTAGATTACTCATCATTCCGGATGGGCCACTCCACATGAGATACTTTTTACCAACCAGGGATTCCGGTACTGGGCGTTTGTCCGAACCGCCCATTGGTGGTAATGGTAAAGGTATGGCAAGTACTGGGGTATCTGTCATAGCCCTGTAGGCTACTGCGATGTCCTCGCCTGGTACTATTATTCCAGCTGCTTGATCCAGGAATGGTTTCCATTCCTGAGGAAGAGGGGTTGCCAGAAAACTGGACACCAAGATGGTGGGTTTGTTGTCTTCGAAGATTGGGGCATGGGCCGGCTGCAGGTGAGCTACCGTGACATCCCAATTACCTTCTTCTGTAGGAGCTTCTGTTTTACATTCTCCTAGTATTGCTTGAATCGTCATTCCTATCATAGGTGGCATGACGAGAGTATTCTCTTCCATCATTAGTCTGAGGTATCCCAGTGCTACTGGTTCGAGTTCATCTACTCCCATTGGGTATTCGTATCTTATGTTCATCGACAGCTCCTAGCTATTTACTTCATGAATTTTAGTTGTGACCGGACCACCCAGTACGGGCTTCTGCTGCTTCGTATCAGCTGGAAGCTTGACATCTCTAGTTCCGCTCATTTGTATAATCTTAGGGGATACATCTTTTCCCGCACCCCTGCATTTGTGATAATAACCACACCACTTCTTAGTGCATGCCCAGTGATCTGGAGGCGCTGGAAGGAAGATACCAGCAGAAATAGCATTCGCTACGTATCTCACTACGCTCTCTAGCCATTGAAAGTCTTGCGCATTACGTGGGTTACCACTAACAATGTTTACTCTGGGTTCTGACCAGGTACCACTGTCTCTCTTATTTGATTTAATAAGACAATTAAAGGCAACATCTTTCTTGCCAGTTGCCCGGGCATAGAATGTGAGTTGTAGTGAATTGTCTGCGTCAGCTTTGGACTTAGTCCTGCTGACAAACTTGTGATCTATTACTGTAGATTGAGTAGCTAAATCGTAGTATCCCACCATGGGTATTCCTGCGATAGGCATCTCGATCTTACCCTCGATGTCATCTGGGCTGGCTGGTACTAGATTGGGTGCCACCTTGTCCTGGTGGATCTCAATTAGCTTAGTAGTCTTGTCCTTGACAGCACCTTTGTATGTAGCGTTCTGGCTAGATACATCTTGCATCTCTGCTTCGAACCGATCACTGAAATGATCTAGAACTTCGTCTAGTGGAGCATCGGCTCCGTTTACTGCCTTGTGGGTGAAGTTCAACTCCAGGGCTGCATGCCCTGCTTTTCCTGTACCTAGTTCTATACTAGGTGGAGAGATTAGTCCTTCTATGTATCGGAAGTAATACTGAATACCACACTTGAGGTATGTCTCTATCTGGGAAACACTTAAGTATCCCTTGGGTAGTATTATTCCTGGCGGCAGGGTAACCTCTGCGGCTACCTTTTCATTACCACGCATTAATTCATCTCCTGCATCGGCATACCTAGTACTTTAGACTTGAAGTTAAATGCTCCGAAGTACCATGCCCATACTAATAGTATTGATAATCCCATCGGGATTGATATCGCCAATAGGCCCGCTGCCATTGCAGCATTCATTGGAAGTATATAAACTCCATATGTCAGTATCTGTCCTAGCCGATAGAATCCGTTAATAATAGATCCTATTGTGAAGGTAATCAACATGATTAGTAGTTTAAATAAGTTAAGCATTATACATGTCCCCTGTATTGTTTCATCTACTGGATGTTATGTCAGCCTATCTTGGCCGTCTAGGGAGGCTGGAGGCTCGAACTCCTCACCGTTGAGGGGTGTCGCACCCGCGAGATCCACCCTAGACCGGGGTCTACCCTTATCCTGGCGAACCTATCTTACGAAGTGCTTTTGCGAAATCAGCATCTTCATCCTGGAGGTTGGCGACAGCCAATGATTCAACAACATCGAACCTGTCGTCCGTGGAAGGTAATGCCGCAGGTATCTTAACTACCGGGGTTTCATCACCTGGCTGTGCTGCGTAGCATGCATCTTCTAGGTGTTCGAAGAACCACGTAGGCATGTCGTCGCCCCTAGGCGGACTTACCCAGTGCCTACCGCTCTGTGGAAACTCCCTGAAGTACATTAACTTCCAGAGCTCCATGAACGTCAGGTCCCTACCAGTGAATAACTTGTAGACTTCCGTTGCGTTCTTGGCGGTTACGACGAACATTATTTGACCTCTGAGTCCTTAACGAGCTTACCATAGCGGCTGTTCTTTGCATTCCATGCTTCAAACTTCGCTACTCGTTTGGCACCTTCTTCATCGTCATAGGCATAGAGTTCTATTCCGATGACGTCGAATAGAAGCTGGGCCATTTGTTTGAAACCATTGGGTGCTGTACCCCTGGGAACGAATGTGTACTTAATCGTCTTTCTACTACGCAGCTCGAGCTTATCTTCTGGTCCTGGAGCCGGTTCGGATGCTTTGGTTGGCTTTTCGGCCTCAGTCTTCTCCTCAGGCTTTTCTTCGGGAATCTCTTCCACGATGACAACCGTGTCTGTGGTGATTTCTGCATCAAGATCTGCGTCGGTCGTAATCGTGTCGTTAGCCCCTTCAGAGTTGATCTCTGTAGGTTCCGGCAGGGTCTCTTCGTTCTTGAGTGCAAGAGCTTCCTTTTCTTCTAGTGCTAAGCGTGCTTTCTTATCTTTCTTACTTTCTCGTGCCATTGTTAATGGTCCTTTCTATTTAATCTAAGTATGTCCAATTGGTTATTCCCTCTAGGACGTCTGTAACTAATTTGGTCTTCCTATTGTGACCTAGCCACGGGCCGAAGTCTCGGCGTCGCCGGTCTGCGTCTAACTTACCGTAGAATGCTATGTCCCATGTTTGCCAGTGTTTACCGTAGGTGTCTATCCCCTGTCTAAATACTAACAATCGTCTACCTATATCTGGCTTCCCCTCCGGGAAACATCTAAACTGGAACTGGGTCTTCGGGCTAGACGTCATACTCTCTAATCCTGGGCTATCTTACCGCCAGGTAAATCGGCTATCTTAGAGAGCTCGTCAGCAGGTATAGTGATGAATTTATTCTTTATACCTTCCTCGTCTACCTTGTACACTTCGCACTTGGCCATTATCGTACCGTTCCCCGGGTGTAGGCTAAATGCTCGTACTACCATTGGTAATGTCGTAGTCGCATGTGTTACTATAGACTTATATCCAATCTGCCTACTGTAGGCTATGATCTCAGACGCCATGGCTGAGATGTTGGATAGGTCCATCTTGTGTATATCTTTCAGATTCTCCAACCTGTTGAGTGCTTTACCGTGCTCTCCTATCAAGGTGGTATACTCCGCTCCCATTAATGCATGATTGTCAGAAAGGTCAGCTAATGCTTCCTCTCCCTCTTCATGGCGTTCAGTGAGAGTACCGTGTGATTCGTTCAGCTTTTCTAGTTGGGATTCAAGTTCTTTGATTCGCCGGGCTTTTCTATAAAACATTCATCTCCTACCTCTATTTTGGCAGATAATGTTATGGCACCGTTCCAGCACTCGCTTGTAACGCTTTTCGCAAAAACTCTCTCAGAATATCTCTCTGACATACCCTTAAACGCCTGACTGGACGTAGTGGAAAGTCAGATGCTATTTTACATGTGGGCAAATATCAAGGCAAGCACGAAGGAGATTAAGGACGCCGTAGTGCGCAGTCACGATCGCAGTTGATGATAGTCTTGTTTGGTAAGTTAAGAGAGAAGCTCTGTTATATTATTAATTATTAATCGCCAGTCGCAGAGAAGCCAGCGGTTCTTGCCATCCATTCGCCCTCGCAGAGGATCCACTAAGTCCATCCTACTGTAACCGTACACTACATAACACCTCCAATACTACTTCAGAGGTTGTAATGGTTTGTGCGGTTTTTAAGGTCCTGGTGTATCCAGACGGTAACCGTTCCGATCATCTATCTGTAAGATATCTTGTACACTATTTCTTACTACTATTCTTCTCCATATTAAAGGCTACCTTTTATATAGGTTCATTTTCTCCCCATATTATACCTTTTCTATATTCCCCTTTCTCTCAAATCTAAATCAACCTATTTAAAAACGACTATTCTCGGATTCTCCTCATGCAACCTATATAGATTGCAAATGCTAAATGCAACCTAAATTGCTTGCCATAACTATTATCAGATATGTGCCCGCAGCGGAGCACGCAGACAGATAAGTAGATAGATAACTAAACAAAGAGGTATTAACATGATACTAAAAGTACGCACTACCCGAATCGAATCCAAAGTAACAAGCCAAAAGTATGACTCGTACCAAACCCATTGGAGATACGTGGACGGCATCGAGACGCCTGAGATATTCTACGAGGTACTGACCAAGGAAGAGTTTGACACCTTCGCCAAGACACATTGTCACGACGTGATGGATGTATTAAGTCACGATCCATGGGGATCCTCCAAGACAACCGGAATAGCATTTGCTTTTTGCAGACGTAACGGCACTCCGTTAGTAGTGGCTGCCGACCTTGGCGGATACTTGCTAAATGACAACGGCAGTAACGTAGACAAGTTCTAATAGAACGCTTCGCTGTGTGCCATAACTAGTATTAGAACATATAGGAGTTTAAGTATAATGCGCTATTCGTATCAATTAGATAATAAGTGTTCCGTGTGCTATTCCGATATGGCACGGACTCCTTTATTGGATACTAAGAAGATCAGAGACCCGGAAGAAGTGGTGATGTGGTGTAACAACTCTAAATGTAAAGAGCATAATATTAAGTATCACCTACCGAGGACTAGACTGAGGAAGGTATGATGGAATACGCACTACTAGCCACCGTAGCCTGCAGTAAATGCGGGCATGCTATGTATGTACATAAGTTCGTGGGTACGCTCCCTTCGGATTTGGTGATATCATGTGACAACGACAGATGTGACGAACATCAGATCAAATACCAGATGGCCAGGGTACCTCTGGAGAGGGCTAAGCCTTCTAGCTACATGGAAGATTCCGCACAGTGATATACTATAGGTATAAGAGGCTACTCACCAGCTGTGACGTAAGGAACAGTAATGAATAGAATTTCTGAAGATATATACGTGTTCGAAGATCCACCGGACATTGGTGATATGGTGTACTTCCCTCCCGGTAGTTCTTTACATAAGCAGTACGTGGAGCCACTGAGAGTTACGGGTGTGACTGCTCGGACTATAGGACCATTCGAGATGATACACGTCACCTTTAGGGACATTAAATCAGTCAGAGGAAGTGCCCAGTTAAGCGAGCTTACGCCTAGACCTAGACCTAGACCCAGCGCCTACTTGGACGAATGAAACTAGTAATTGACAAGAACGAACCAGGCTGGCGACGTAAGCTAGATCAGTACGACATCTACCTTAACGAGGAACCTGTTCCCTGTCTGTCCAAGTGGACTTACATGGAAGTGGACAGTACGAACGGGGAGATACGTTTTAAAAATGGATATCACGGTAATAGTGAAATCATACATTCTGGTAAGGTCAGGATCTACAACGTAGAGCCGAAGCACGACCGACCTTCCAGCTACTTAGTGGAGAATTAAATGAGAGAGCCTAGTAGAGAGGAACACCTGAGAGCGCGTAAGCTAGAAGATATTGCTAATGGAACAGGAGCATGGCACGAGCTCGCACGTGAGACGGTCGAAGAGATGGCTGCCCGGCATGCCCACGAGACAGCCAAAGCCTTAGGTGTGATTATAGGGGGCGGCGAACCGGCCAAGCCCGTAGTCAAACCTTCGGATTACCTGGCGGATTGATGACCTGGATAAACAGCAGTAGTGATAGTACTGGAGTATCATGGACGTCTACTGGGACCAGTGCTACGGACGGTACTAGCTACGTACATTACGCCCCCAACGCGGCGGTCACTCCTATCTCCTATACCGAGGAAGAACTACAGAGGGCGATGCTATTAGAACGACATGGCAAGATCAGTAGGCACCTGAACCATAATGAGGAGCACAAGCTACATTGGTCAAACGATATAAGCATATAAGCATATAAGCATTAAGAAGACTGTTAGCATCTTTCACCGAAGTTTTCTCCGAAGGTTACACCGAAGCTAAATCCTAATACGTGATGAATATCGATCCCGATATGAGGTTATCTCGTCAGTCATGATGAATAGTAGCCTATATACTTTTGATATAGTCTGTAAGGTGCATTATAACGGACATTAACCCCTATATGTCCGTTAACATCCAACATCCCGGACATTAACCGGGTTAGTGTTTAGTATTGTGAACGTTATTATACTATTAGTATAAAGATCCACACGGATCTAAACCTGCCACGACGTGCCAGTATGTTGGTACAAACTACCAATCTATTATCAGTTTTCCCAGGATTGGTAATAGAATACCTACTTATTGGTACAAATACCCCGATTACCCGGAAACCCATCTAGAATACCCGGAAAGTTTCCGGATAGCTATCTCGCCAATTACTCGCCAAACTGGCGAGATCCATAGACGAAGGTTACCAATAGTGGTAAGGTTCTGAGCCGATTGAGCCATTCTTGAGCCGATTCTCGGTTATTTAATTTGCATAAGATCGAGTCTAACGCGATCCTGTGCACATTTAATGATAAGTATTGTGTATTATATAGATTAGTGCACAAAGACTGTGCATGAGGATTTACCGCTCTTAAGGTAAAATATCTTCCCTCATCTCCCAGTTAGTGTAAAATATATTCCCTTTATCTCCAATTTACTGTCGTTACGGTAAAATATATTCCCCATGATCATGTGATTTACGTGTCGTCCTAGGCGAATTTACGTGTCGTCCTGGGCGACATGACCCCGAGACGTGTACCGATATACGTCCTTTAGCGACACGATGTCGCGATAAATGTCGCGTAAGGAACGAATTGTCCTATAGAATGTCCTTTAGTTTGTGTATGGTATATGACGCACTAATCCCGTTGTGGCTCATAATGACCGATATATGAGACACAAACTTATGTTTCATGAGCTCCAAGTCAGGATGAATCCCCACTATCTACCTATGAAACGTGTCGATTTCTGACACAAATATATACATGTTTTTGTGTCATGTCGATGGCATGGACATGTTCTATATCCCTGAATCACACTAAATAAGGCATTCAACA